TGGATTTGAAATCATAAGGAATGGAACTTTTGTTGCTTTTGAAAGTTCGCAAATGTCGTATACTGTCTGAGCTATCATGGTAACCTCCGTTTAGTTTTTGAAGTTGATTTACAAATATAATATATGAACATTAATGAATTAATTCAAAAATTTTTATAAAAATTTCTATATTAACTATATTATAATTTAAAATCTATAGGGAAGTTTTTTACTTACCCTTTTAAAGATTATTTAAACAGGTAACTAAACTCGAAACTTGTAAACTATTTGAGTTCTTGTTAATATAATAAAATAAACTACAGAAAATAATAGGAGAATTATAATGTCAGACAAAGTAAAGTTGTTTGTGTGTGGCGATGTAAAGGCGCCAAAACGTGATGCTGGTTATGATGCAGGAATTGATGTATTCGTTCCAAACCTCACAGAACAGTTCATGGTTGACTTGACAAAAAAGAACCCTGGACATCCTTTTCGCTGGGGTGTAATTGGTTCACCAGTTGAGAATGAGGAAAATGTCAAACAGAACGAAGGCTTGTATTTGTATCTTGCTCCAGGTGAGGATTTGCTCATTCCAACATATCTCAAAGCTCGTATTCCAAATGATATGTATCTCAAAGTTGCAAACAAGTCTGGTGTTTGTACAAAACAGAAGTTGGTTGTAGGCGCAGACACAATTGATTCATCTTATGAAGGCATTATGCATGTTCATATTTTCAATGCGTCAAACAGCATGCGCTTCATTCAGTTTGGACAGTCAATTGCACAGCTCATTCCAATTAAGATTGATAATGATGAAATCGAAGTTTGGTATGATGACAGCATTGAGCTTTTCAAAGAAATGAAAAACCAGACAAATGCTGAAAAGTTCTATGAAGGACATGAAAGCAAACGAAAAGAAAAGGGATTTGGCAATGGTAATCCACAGGATGCCGCAAATCCTGGCCAGAAATAAAAAATTTTTAAGGGAGCTTCGGCTCCCTTTTTTGTTAATATATTATTATATGTATAATTTAAACTCAAGAGATATAGAAAGACTTTTTAACAAAGCAAAAGAAGCAGCAAAAAATGCATATTGTCCATATTCAAAATTTCCAGTTGGAGCTGTTGTAATTGGAGATGACCATCAAGAATACATTGGCTGCAATGTTGAGAATACATCTTATGGAATGACAATTTGTGCAGAAAGAAACGCAATCTTTAGTGCAGTTGCGCATGGTTGCAAAAAGATTGAAGCAGTTATTATTGCACTTCCTGTTCCAAACATCGGTCCTTGTGGAGCATGTCGTTCTGTGATTGATGAGTTTGCAGATGATGATGGCGACATTTTAGTAGCTTTTGGTTCAGAATTAGATAATCTCATTAAGACAACTTCAAAAGAACTATACACTAATGACTTCAGCAGTCATTAATATATTATCAGAGGAAAATTATGGCATTTGGAAAAGTATCTTCTTCAATGAAGATTAAAAACTTGCAAGTTGAGCAGGCTGATTCATCTTTGATATTTGAACATTTTGATAGTCAGGCTCCAAATTATTTTTTGTTTTTGCTCGACTATGCATGTAAAAATAAGAAAATCATAGACCAACTTAAAAAAGATATTGCAACAGTAGGAATAACTTCATATTGTATCGTGTCATGTGTAACAATTGGAAATGACGATAAAAAACTTGACACAACAAAAGAATTGCTTCCATTTGAGTCAGATTGGCGAAAATACATAAAATTTTGTGATGTAGAATGTTCAGCAATTGTTGCATTTGGTCGTGCAATTCGTGTTTTGAACAGAAGCGCTGATATTGGTTATTATGACTTCATTGATGACAAGTTTAGTAAACCACGTTATTTTTGTGGCTCGAAGTTTGTAGGTGGTCCTGATAAATGGATTTATCCAGCCTCACCAATTGATTACATTTATCCATTTACAATGGTTGGAAAAGCAGATTTTGTTTGTTATCATACACGCTTTTTCAGAAAACAGCTCACACGTTTGGTTGATGATGACTTTTCTTTGAAAGACCTTGACACACGTGAGATTATTATCCATGATTGTAGTGATGAAAGTAAAATAGACGAAGCTTTGAATACTCTTGACAATGCTGAATTGCTCGCGCTCGATACCGAAACTTCAGGCTTCTCTCCATATAATGATGTGTTAGGTACAGTTCAGATGTGTGCTGATGGCGTTAATTCATATTATTTTGAATGGATTACACTTCAAAATCACAAACGTAAATTTACAATGGTTTTGAAACACGCAAAAAGATTGACACTTGCCAATGCAAAATTCGATATTTGCTTCTTATACCAGAACGGTATAAGAAATATTTTCGCAACAGATGACACAACATTTTTGTCATGGGCAATCAATTCAGCGAGACCAAAAGGTTTGAAACCTGGAACTTGGTTCTGGTGTGGAAATTATGGTGGATATGATGATATGCTTGACACAATTAAGAAAAAGCTCAAGGTTGACAACTATCTTCAAATTCCAAAAAACACATTGATTGAATACGCTGCTATGGACCCTGCCGTTACATGGAGACAGCAAGTTGCGCTTGATGAATGGTGTCACTATTTGGACAAAACTATTCCAAATGAGAAAATTCCAGAGTGGACAATTTATCGTTTTTACAAAGAAATTATGATACCGAATGCACGTGTCATGACAATGGTACAGCTTAATGGTTCATTCTTCAGTCGTAAAAATATCGCTGAGCAGACAAAAGCTATCGATGCAATTATCGATGAAGAACGCAGTAATTTGGCGCAGATTTGGAAAGTCGATAAAAACTTCGAATTTTCATCAACTGACAAGCTCGGTAAATTGTTTGAAAAAATGGGTTGGCCAGAAATTGAAAGAAATAAGAAAGGTGTTTATTCAACTTCAGACCCAGTTCTTCAAGAATATGAGCGTCTTGGAATGCCAGGAATTAAGAATCTCAAGCGTTTCCGCTCATTTATGGTTGCACGTAATACATTCGTAAAAGGTTGGTCTTCATTCATTATTGACCATGATGATGGAACTGAACGTGTACATCCAGTTATGAACTTATTTGGTGTAGTTTCATTCAGACATGCATGTAATGATCCAAACTTCCAGCAAATTCCATCTGCAAAAGAAATTGCGCACTTGATTAAGCAATTCTTCGTTGCGCCACCTTCACATGAGTTTATCGAAGTTGAAGATGACAAAGGAAATAAATGGGACAACTCATTGTATATAAATGTTATTACACAACGTGGTTCAGTTCGTTTTGAAGACTTGGTTGAAACTGACGAGATTCTTGAATATGACAAGAACTTTTCAATTTATGACCTCGACTTTGACACTTGGTGTTATTAATATTATATAAATAACGAGAACAACATAATGGAAAACAATAAAGAAGACAAGACAACTATTCAAAAAAGACTTGAGACTGACTTTTTTGCTGAGCGCCGTTTATTGCGTGCGCTCTATAATAATCCAGAATATTTTGATGATGAGAGAGTTGATGAAGACTTGCTGTCTTCACAGTCAACAAAAAACATTTATAAAGCTTTATACAATCTTAATCAAAAGAAAATAAAGCCAACTCGTGATGCTCTTTTACAGGAATATTCTGTTATAGACCTTGACGCAAATACATATATTGTTGATGCTGTTTCAGATGACTCAGTCAAAAATGAAGACTTGACAGATATTATTGACCAGCTTGCAGACTTTAAGAGACGACGCGAAGTTGTCTCAAAGTTGAAATCTGCAATCAAGACAATTGAAAGTACTGCTCGTGTTACAGAAGAGCAGTATGAGAAGATTGATGAAGATATTTGTGAAGCTTCTTCAAAATTAAATCCAAAACAAGAAACTGACATCCAAGATGCTATGACTACTTCTCAGTGGTTTGGCAATTACATGCAAGAATATCGAAAAAGACAGAATGGAAAAACTTATTGGTTTAGAAATTATATTTTTGATAGTCTTGTTGATGATGGCCCACAGCCTGGTGAAATCGGAATTATCGCATCAGCATCAGGCTCAGGTAAATCTACAGTTTGTCTTGACCAGGTGAATAAGTTTATTGAGATGCATGTTCCATGCGCGTACTATTCTCTTGAGATGTCTGGTGTTGCAACAATGGACCGTCTTCTTGCTAAACGTCTTCATATTCCATACAAGAAAATTAAAAATCCTGGTGAAGACTATGAAGAAATTCTTCAGCAGATTGAAAGCGAAAGAAAACTTCTTGAAGACAATCCATTATTCAGATTTTGTGAAAGTGGTGATGTTTCACTCCATAAAATTGAAAAAGACGTAAAGAAATTCCAGAAAGAGACTGGTTGTAAATATTGGGTAGTTGTCATAGACTTACTCTCAATGGTAAAAGACTTTGTTAAGTTTACAGCTGGAGCAAACTTTGCACAAGGAATTGAAATTGCAGTAAATGCATTGTCAGCTTTGGCAAAGAAACTTGGAGTTCATTTTATTGGTGTTCTTCAGATGAACAGAAACAATGAGTCACAAGGTGGTATTCATTCTATTGATGATCTTGACAAGCTTCGTCCAAACCGTGCCCAAATTAAAAATGCTGGCGCATTCTTGGAACGTGCTCGTTATGTTTTGACAACATTCAGAAAATACCAGTATGCAAAACTCTATCTTAAAAAAGAAGAATATGAAGATGAGCTTGATGACATTATTGAAGTTTCAATTGTAAAATTAAACAATGGCGATATCGGTGAAACTGTAACTGGAGTTTTTGATGGTGAATATTTTGATATTCTTCCAATTGAAATTGAAAAAACAGATGCAGAAAACCAAGATGAGTCATTTGCTTCTTAAGAGATAGAGCCTAATCCAATATTTATTAAGTCGAGGCTGCTGTCAAGGTCTCCATTTGAAAGGCCATCCATAGTTGGTACAAGTGAAGTCTTTGACTCTTTATGTATTTTATACAGTGAAATTCCAGCATCAATAAATGAAAGGTCTTTTATAAACATAAATGTCAATGCACTAATCGCATCAAATGATACAAGACTGACATTGTCATTTTTAATTATTGCAAGGTCTTTCATTCGAAAAAAGTCTTTTTCTGAAAACTGGAGGTCTTCACTAAAAATGCATAAAACATTAAACATATTGTGAAAAATATCTTTATTTACAGAGTTTAATGAGTTTTTAAAAGTATATGCATTTAAAATTATGTCTTTTTTATCATTGTATATTTCAGCAAGACACTTATTATTAAGTTGGTTATCAGTAAAGATAACTGCGTCTTTTGTAAAAGTAGACTTTGCCTTTAATTCTTTAAGTCTTTCAAAAGACTGGTTGTCGTCCATAAAAATAAAGAATGTAGGATTTTCAGTAATCATATTAAATTAGCCTAATATTTTATTGAATAAAATTTTTCTCTATTAAGATGTCATCTTTATCAACTGAAATTAGGTCGTTCTCATTACAGCACTCAAATGTTGTTTGTACAGGCACTGCAAACACTTCAATCTTAATCTTTTCAGAAATCATTTTTTTAATATCTGGTGTTTGCTCATCAAAACTTTCAACATCTTTTAAAAGTGTTTTCAAAGAAGTAATATCAGTTGCATCCAAAACTCTATTCACAGGAAGTATAATTCTTCCACAAGCATAGTCAACTGAGTCTACATTATCGTAGTTTTCATAAAACTCAATACGTGTATGTGGCCAATATTGAAAGTTCTTTCTATAGCATGTTGTTAAACCATCAAGATTTTTGTCAAATGAAAGAGAAACACGCTCTGCTTCTGGAACGTCATTCTTACTGAAAATTTCATTTTTTCCAGTTTCATTTATAAATAATGGACGAATTTCAAATGGACTGTTTAAGAAACTTTTAGCTTGGTCCATAAAAGACTCATCTGTGATTGCGTCAATTTTTGTAAATTGCGCAGTACGCATTTGCAAATTTCTAAAGTCTTCTGAAATATCATCAAACCATTTGATTTCAGTTTCACCATAATTCGGGTTATCATCATTTGCAATTTTAGGTGTTTTTAATGCTGAGTCAATTGGCGTAAAATATGCATCCATTACAGAAATTTCATCTTTTAAAGAAGTTCTGTTATCAAATAAGAATAATGTACGTGAGTTTTCAGACTTTTCAGTAAATGTAATATTTACTTTGAGAAGATATGGAGCTTTATATTTATAATTTTTAAAACCTTTTTCAAGAGGATTTTTTGCAAAGAGCTTATCAAAAGTAAAGTCAAATGCAAATAAAGACTCATTAGCTTCTTCATCGAAGTCAAAGTCTTTGAATGAAGTAACATTACTTCCAATTTTATCAAGCCATGCAATTCCTTTCTGAGAAGTTTTAGTAATAATTGTTGGTTCCATATCTACAGTAGCTTTCGCCTCTAAGAAAGCATCAACTTTTTTTGCATAAGACAGATTGTGCGCTGTATCAATAATGCCAGACTCATAAAATTTTTCATTAAAATCTCTATTGAATACAGAATACTTACTGTAGATTTTTGGTCTAAGCTCATCATAAATATCTTTTTCAAGAATATTTGATGATGTTCCAATTTTAATTCGAGGACATAATTTTATTAAATTAGGTTTAATAAAATCAAGAGAGTCATTTGTTGACATGTAGTCATCAAGATACTGCTTCAATGGCTCAATTAGCTCAGTTTCTGGATCTTCAATTTCTTCACCATTGCTACGTAATGCACAAACTAACAAGCTATTTTTAGTCTCTGTAATTTCTTGTAGAATTCCATTTTCAACTGATGATGTATAGTCATTTGATGTATCACTACTTCCATAAGACTCTGTCTCAATAACTTCAGAACTAAAAATATGCGGATGTAATAAATTAACTGGACTATTGCTTTCAATTTGTTTCAAATAAACTTTTTTAGCAGATGTTGTATATGACTCAAGATATTCTACTGGAGCATTTTGTCTAATGTCGTCAATGTCTTCAATGTCATGTCCACCATTGATTGGTGAGATATTTGTACAACAAATGAAATTGGCAATTGTATTTGTTCTTGGATCAACCATAGCTTCACCGTTTGGAAGCGTAATTGTATTCAATTGGAATTTAGATGAAATATTTCCAGATGCTCCAAGAGTTTTCAGATAATTTACTGTAATGATTGAGCCTTTTGGAAGCATTTTTCCAGTAATACCATTTCCAAATTTGAAAAGTAATTTATTCTCATCATCGAGGATTTTTACCTCAAAAACCTTATCGTATGCTCCAGCAAGACCAATATTTTCAACTTTTTCCCAAATCTCAACATCGCCATCTTCAACATCCTCGCCATTTACTTTTTTAAAAGGCTTAACTGATAAATTGAAATATTTACAAGAGATGATATTAGAAGCATTTTCAACATCAAGCGCATCAAGAGTAAAACTTTCATAACGAGTTCCTTGTGCTTGTCCCAATTGTGTAGAAACTTGTTCACCTTGGATAACTGGTACTTTAAGATATTTTATGCCATTCCAACCACCAGCTTCAACAAAATTTTTATATTTTGTTGCGTCTTTTTTAATAACTGAGAATGGTTCTTTAAGAGCTCGTGACTCGACAGACTCTGTTACAATAAACTTTGTACCATTTGAGGCTGTTATAATTGAGCCTTCAGGAATACAGTATGGTTTGTTTGCTGTCCAAGGAATTAGAGCTGCTTTTTCCTCTGAAGTTGCATTTTTATTTTGTGTTAATTCATCATAGTCAGACGTAGCATCAAGGTCAAAAAACTCAACACCATAATTATTTAAACGATTTACGCCATTTTTGTCAGTGTGTGAGATAATAACATATCCAATTGCAGACTTTGGAAGATTGCGTTTATATGCAACCAAATCTGTCATACTTGTAATTGAAGAAAGATTTCGTGCGTTTTGATATTTTTTCTCTTGATACAAATATTCAAGGTAGCGAGTAAACTCACTTCCCATTTCAGACCAAACTTTGAATAAGCTCGAAATTGTTCCATTTGGAATAATTTGAGCCCATTCATTCATTACTTCAGCTCTTTGTTTAATTCTATAATAAATGCTTTCGCTATCAAAACGTTTAATTTTCGTATCCTCCAACTATAATAAATAATTAGTTAGATGACACGAAGTATGAGTTTTTATGCTACATCTTTTGTCAAGAAGTCCATCGCTTCTTTAAAAATCTGAATGTCATTCATGTAAAGTGGACGTGAAAGACCAAGGCCTTCTAATGATGTAAGACGTGAAAGTCCGACATATACTAGTCCAGGTGGTGTCCAGCCATTCAAAGCAAGATAGGCATTTTCAAATGTTTTTCCTTGAGACTTATGAACTGTCATAGCACGACAAACTTTACAGTCAATCTGGCGTGCCCATGAGTCAACCTTATACTGAATTTTTCCATCATCATCAAGGTATGGCTTCATCAATTCATACTTAGATATGTACACTGGAGCAATTACACCATTCTCAAACTCAATGACAACATTGTCATCATTAACTTCAATTGCTGTGCCAATCATTCCATTCGCGTATTTATGCTCAATCAAATCATTGCGAGTTGCCATTACTTGTGCGCCTTTCTTAATTGTAATTTCATCATCAAGAAGACCGTCTGGGAAATTTGGACTTTTTACGATTTTATATGTTTTCCATTCATCTGAGTCAAGAGCATCAATATATGCTTTATTGATTTTATTTACAGAAGCATTTGTTGGGCTCATATAAATATACTTGCTATGTGTTCTGTCATATTTTTGCAATGTCATTACACGCTGATTGAAATAATCAAGAATAGATTTATCATATGAGTTTATACCAATAGAATAAATGTTATCTGCGAATGTCTCATCTTTTTGACGGTATGACTGGTTCAATGTCATCATTTTGAAATTCATAGACTTATATGCTTTTGAATTAAAAAACATGACATTGCCATTATAATTTTCTTTAAAATAGTCTTGAACAATCTTTTCGCTTGAAATGACTGGAGGTAACTGCAATACATCGCCAAACAATACAACTCGAGGTAAATCACCATGGCGAATATACATAAGTTTTTTGATAATCCAGTCAAACATTTGTGCATTCAACATTGAAACTTCGTCAACAATCAATGTTTCCATTTTCTGAATAATTTTACGTGTGTCCCCAAAACATTTGTAGATGTCTTTCTCTGTAAAAAGTGGAACAGCTGGAAACTGAAAAAATGAATGAATTGTTTTAGCTGGAATACCATCTGAAGACAACTGCATAGCAGTTGTTCCAGTTGTTGAAAGAATGACAATGTTCTCTTTCATAGCTGCAGCTATGTTAATCATCAAAGACTTTCCACAACCAGCTTTCGCCTGAATGAAAAGATTGTCATCCTCATTTATGAGGTTATCAAGAGCAGACTTAAACTGATAATTGCTTAAGTCTACCCATTCATAGTCTTTTGGAAGAAAAATTTCTGACATATATGGTCTCTATATTAATAATTTTTAAACTGGCATTGGCTGCTGCATCTGCATCATTGCACGCTGTCGCTGTTGTATTTGCATCTTTTCATTATGGATTTGTGCAAGTTCTGGTGTTACAATACTCCACAAAAATTTCATATATATATTCTGTAAAGGAGAGCTCATAGCTTCGTTGACTTCATCACCATTGATTGTAACAACCTCAATATCATCTTCATTTGGAACATTTGTGTTGTTTGCTTTCAAATGGAGGCCAGACTTTACGATTACTTTGAAAAGATGAGCAGTGTTTCCAAAATAAGCTGAGCATGGACTTCCTTCGAGAAGTTTTTCAATACTCAAAATATCTTCAGAACAAAGCCCAAGTTCTTCTTTCAATTCACGAATAATTGCTTCAAGCGGCGACTCACCTTTTTCAACTTTTCCTTCTGGAAATTCAATAAGAGGCGCATCAATTCCAGCTCTAAATTGCTTTACACAATGGATATTCAAGTCCATATCATAGACAATAGCAACAACCCAATCAGGACAGCTGAGTACCTGTTTATCAACTTTTTTACCAGACTCACTGATAAAATGTTTGTTAATGACACCAAGCTCAAAGCCTTCTGGTGTCACATTTTCTTCACCAATTTTTGTCAACATAATATTATAGATTAATGACTTCCAAATGGTCTTTCATCTTTTTCGTCGTCTTTTAACAATGTTGGCGTAACATTTTTTGGTTGTGGAGTCATGACATTGCTCATATTGAAGAGTGCCTGGAGACCAGCTAAAACTTCTGCAGGAGCTGCTGCTGATACTTGCTGAATTGAGGACGCATGGATAACAGCATTTTCTTTTTGTTGCATGCGTTCTTTTCGTTCAGCCAACTCATTTTGCTGTAAAGCAGTAAGCATTTGCATAGATGGCGCAATAACTTTTGAAGCCAAGTCGTTTCTGTTTGTAGTTTCAGATGTAACAATCATTGCTTTTGTTTCAGGCTTAAATGTGTTCCAATCTGCTAAAATATTTTGGCGTAATTGCTGAATATACAAGTCTTCTTGGCGTGACATTTCAAAAACATCGTTCATAAAAGCTGAAAGGCCATTAGTCATCAATGTAACTGGTGTCACTTTATCAGCCAATTCAGATATTTGTACTTCATCAACAATAGCTGGAGATTGAGACGCTTTTTCAATATTAGTTTCTAAGTCTTCTTTTTCGTCGTTCATATTATAGTTAGTCTGTTTTTAAAAAACAAAAGGACGCCGGTGACAGCGTCCTTTTGCAAATATATCTAAAGGTCTAGATTAGTCCCATGAACCTTCATCAAGAACAAAGTCATTGAAGTTGATTACCTGGCGAACTGTTTCTGGACCGTCTTCACCATTTGGAGTGAAGTTTTTCTGATAAAGTTTAACATAGTTTGTGTATGTCTGACCTCTCTCACGGGCCTGTGTAACAATTTCAGGAATATCAGTATGCTCAGCAGCATCAGTAACTTCATCAGCTTTTACACCAAGAACTTCTGTTTTGCTTGAGAAAGCATTGTCATGAGCACAAACAATTGTGTCTTCTGTGAATTGGTTGATGCCAACTTCGATTGTGTTCTCTTCTTCATCTTTTTCACCAATTTCTACTGTGAAACCTGTGCCACGGAAGTCTTTTGCGACTGGGTCATGAAACAAGTATTCAAGAGCCATAACTGGCTGAAGAGCGTATGTCTGTCCATTGTAGCTTGTAATTACATGAACATCTGTACCTGCACCAAGTGTTGGATGTTCTTCTGCTTCAGTTTCTTCTGTTGAAACTTCGCCATCATAGTTAATTACAACATACAACCATGTATCGCCATTGTGACTGTTTCCAGACTCAGGGTCAACAGACTCATCATGTCTTACAATGAACTGAACACCAGCTTCAAGTGTTTTCTTCTCATTCTGTGCCATTTCTTCAGCTTTTGCAACCATAGCTGCATAGCTGTCAACAGAAACAACAGCTTTCTGCTCAAGTGAGTTCTTCAATTTCTGAATGTATTCAGGATGAACTGCATAGAATGAAAGCGCACCAACTGAAGGTTTAGTAAACTGGTGAGTTTTTGGATTTACTGTGTAAGCACCAATTGTTACCTTCTCACCCATTTCATTACCAACATCATCAAAGATTTTTGTTGTTCTTGAAGTAAGGTTTTCAAGCAAACCATTGATTGGCTTAGCAGACTCAGAATAGATTGTTTCACCGTTTTCAACAACGTTTCCATCAGCATCACAAGGAAGGCAGTAATTTACAAACTCTTCCTTTAAGTAAGCTGCAGTAACGTCACGGATGATACCTTTGTCATTGATGTACAAAGTTTTGCCTTCGTGTTTACCATAGACATTGTCACGAGTGTCGTAACCGAACTGGAACACTTCAAGGTCGTCAGCTGTTGGTTTTGTATTACCATGTCTTTGAATTACTGTCATTTGTTAAAATCTCCTTGCTTTATAATATAGTTATTGTCGAGCTTAATAACTTTACCATTCGAAACCTTCTCGTCTTTTTCAACGAGAACACCATTCTCACCACGAAGTTGAGTAGTATTTTTAACTACTATATCACGAACGTAGTCTTCTTGTAAGCTAATCGTAGTGGCACCATTACTTTTATTTTTGTTGACATTGATACCGTTTCCAGCTTTGATTTCATCTGGAATAAAACTAGTATCAAGCAATTTTTTATCTTTATCAAAATGAGTTTGAAGATGTCTGTCATTTGTAGTCTTAACAACCAATTCACCGTCATCATATAAAGATACACCATTTGAGCCATCTAAATTTCTGATGACTTTTAATTTGCTTCCGTCATTTTTAGCATTTTTAGCTGCATCGATGTCGCTGTTGTCAAATGGCAAAAGTTTATTATCGCCTACTATCTTGTATTCAGGGACAATCATGTTATTCATAACTAAATTAGTTTGAAAGTTTTTCTAAGTCATCGGTGTAAATTATTGAAATGACTGTTTCATGAAATGTGCATAAAGCGATACCGTTGTCAAGAAGTTTCTTTACTGTGACAATTTTATTTTTTAATAAGCAAGGACAGACAATATAAGGTGAGGATTTTCGATAATCTTCGTAGATAAAATAAGACTTTTTAGAAATTTTTGGTTTAATTTTAGCTTTATCGCCAATAGAAAACGACATAGATATTTAGTCTATGCCGCCATATTTTAGAAGATTTCATCATATGTATCTTCATCATCATCATTAAATTGTTTCGGGTCAATTTCAGTGATGATGTCTGAAAGAGGACCATGAAGCTTTGCGTTTGAAATCATGTGTTCTTTCAAAGAATAGCTGATATTGAGTTTTCTGTTCAACTCATCAAAGAATGCATCTTCATCATTATGTTCAAGGAACTTAATCCAAGCTGTGAATACTGTGTTGTATTCTTGCTCAAATTTGAAATTTGAAATTGCTGAACCAAGAAACTCAAGCTTGCCATCAATAATTTTACAGATTACTGTTATTTTTTTTCCGCTGTTATTACTGACATAGTCGCCTTGAACATAAGAGATAATTGAGCTTTCAGGTAAATCAAGAGAAAATGCATTATCGACAATTGCATCGAGTTCACTTGAAAGATGTGTGAAGACGAATGAAAGTATATACCAGTCATGCAATCCAAATGTTTTCATGAAAGTCTCAACAGCTTCGTCATTCTTCTTATAGATTGCATTCTTTAAGTCAATTCCGATGCTGAATGGAACACGAAAACCATTTATTGTGAAAGCCCGAGATGAGCATGAATATTCAAGAACATTGTCTCCATTTTTGATTGAGAAATCTTTCAAAAATGGAAAGTTTTCATTAAACCCATCATTTTCGATGAAGCTAAACTCAGTAGTACCAAGTGGAAACATAATGAGCTTTCCTTCATCATTTATGATAGTCGCTCCAGTTGTTGACTTAATGTACTTCATCTTCTTTATTCTCCATCAGCTACTTTATCAACAAGTTTAACATACCGAATTATTCTTGCGCATGAGCTTTCATAATAAATTCCATTTACGAAATCATGCAAATGGCTTCCAATCATTTCATATTTTTTAATTACATCTTTAAACTCAGGCTTATCCTGAAGCTCAACGCATGGAATATTTCTGATATTTGGAAGTGACCTCATCAATCGAGCGTTGTCAATGATTTTCTTGAGATACTGTACGAGAATGTGATTTTCACCAAGTTCTTTCACAACAGTTGCAATGCTTTCTTTACCTTCATTGGAGATAAGTCTGTTGAGCGCGTAAGAGTTAACATCTGTGTAGTTTTCCAAACTTCCAAGTTTCTTGTTATATGCTTCATCATATTTATGAGCAATGTCATTTATAGATGAGTCTACATCTGGGAACTTCTTTTTGTTGTTATCCCAAACACACTGGCAGGTTTTAACAAACACATAGTTAAACTCTTCACCAAGGAATTCAGCAGCTTTCTGAGCGTTGTTAAAACGTTCTGAACCCCAAGTGTCTTTCGCATTTCCGATGTACCAAACAACTTTTTTGCCAGGATTTTTGTTCAAGATTTCGTTGAGAGTGCATTTGAAGTTGTTTACATTGTAGAAGTATTCATAGTTGAAAATGCCACCCTTAACACCGCGTTCTTTGTTTTCTTTTTTCTCAGCAGCAGCTGCAGCTTTAATTTTTGCGACTTCTTCATCAAGGTTGATGACATTTTTCTTGATGCCAAATTTTTCAAGGTCATCTTCATAAAATTCACCAACATAAGTTGGAAATGAACTGTTCATCAAGATTTTTCTGTCTACAAGCTTGTGGATGCGACCATCTGAAGTTTCATAACGGCCACCATCAACTGTAATATAGCGGAAGTTTCCACCATTCTTAGACATAAGCGACTTAATAAACTCACGGTCAACTGTTACATCTTCAATAAGTGATGACTCTGTATTTACGTGCTGAATTACACCTGACTTTGCAAACTTTTTTGCAGCTGACTCATAGAATTTGTTTATTGAATCTCTAAGCATCTTGTACCTCGCTATTTACAAATATAATATATGAAAAGTCCAGTACAAGTTCAAAAAAAATGCCGCTCTTTTGAGCGGCTTTTGTTTCATTAGAAGATTGGATTTCCACCAAAGAATGGAAGATCACAGTCTTGATACTGGAATGTTACTGGGAAAGTATTAGCTTCAGCTGCATCTGTTGAGAACTCAACTCCACCAACCTTAGAAACCCAAACATGGTAGAAGTTCCATTCAGCAACAGGGTTTACATCTGCAAAAGCACCTTGTTTAGACTTTTCTGGGATCTGACCAGTATCTTTAAGAATTTGATTGTCAGAACCAGTTGGCTTTCCAGTAGGATTAACAAGCTGTGTAGAAGTATATTCACCAGCAATTGTACGAACTGACAATGTACCAAAATAGTTGACAGCATTTGAAACACCACCTGTTACAGGGTCTGCCACAGCCATCATCCATAATGAGAAGCGCTGTCTCAACATGAAAGCGGCATCTTCACGGAATGTCAACTCAATTGAGCGTTCACCTTCAAGTTTTCCACCAGGTCTTTTTACAGAAATTCCATGATATGTAATATCATATGTTGCCATAGAAACTTCAGGAACTGTAAAACCAGTACAGCGAACTGTTACAGGGTAACCAAACAAAACATCGCTTTCATCACCGCTGTCGAGCTGGTCTGGGAAAACAATAGAAACATCATACATCTGTTTGAGCAAGTCTGCTCCAGAATTTACCAATCCTTTAAGAGTTGGTGAGTGTGTAAGACCACCAGTCTTAGAATTCTCATTATACATAACTATAATTTTCTCCTTATAAAATAATTAGGCTATTCTAATGAGCACTCTCAAAAAATGGAAAATAGACTAACTAAAATATGTATGATGATGAGACAACTCTATGGAATAAAGTCATCAATGAGAAAAACGCCAACTTCTTTATTATGCTTGAACACTCATTTGTTGTTTTAGAAAAAATACAGAAACTTCCAATAGATTATTCTCATTATGAAAACTTCTTGTATAAAGGCATCTCATTAAAAGTTCCGATTGAAGTTTATTATAAATTGTGTGTTTCTCGTTTCAAACAAACATTAGTAGAAGATGAAAAATATTATTTTGCAAATTGTGCTATTCGTGCATATAACAAAACAAAGTTTAAAAAATTGCGAGAAAAATATAATATCGAAGAGTTTGAAAAATATAAGGTAAAGAATTATCGCGCAAAATATGAAACATTATATGGTGAAGAGAATAGCAAAATAATGAAAGATAATTTAAAAAATAAAATGTCCTCTTTAAGTGAGGACATTATCAAAAAACGGAATGCTTCTATTCAACAGGCCATGCTCGATTGTTGGCATCGTCGAAAGACCAGTTAGGATTGTCTGTATTATATTTTTCCATGTATTCCAAAATTTCAACAAGAGCTTTTACGCCAGCGCGCCAGTCTTTCATAGCAAAAAAGAAGTGCACAGTATCATGTGATTTTTTGTTCAACATTCTAAAGCGCTTCTCATCAAGATTTTCATAATTTTCTTCACGCATATCCATATGGTGGCAGTTTGCGCCTTTAGTAAGTTTACTTCCAGTAATTGGGTCTTTTTTCTGTTTATCAATCAAAAATCTACGCCAGAACTTCCATCGTAGTGTTTTACGAAAATCACCTTTGTGCTGAGCAGCTTCAGTTACATGTTTTTCTTCTTTTACTTTTGGTTTACGTACATAAACTTTTTTAGTCTTCGCCATAATATATAATTAGGACATTACATAATAAGGCAAACATAATCATTTTTTTGGAGCTGTAAAGCAATTTCCATAATTTCTGCAATTCTTTGCTTTTGCTTCTTAGACTTAGAAAAATAAAATGTTGTTTTTGTTTTGTCATATTTTTCAACAAACTCAAAAACATCTTTAACATCGTCTAAACATACAAAATATGTCGGCACATCAATAACAGTCCAAATACTGTAAACTAATTCATTTATTTTTTTAGCATACAATTTTGCGGCATCGCATTGAGCAACCTTAAACTTTTCGTTCAAAACTTGGCATGAAACATAGCATTGTCCGGCTGCAGGACAATCTAAGCATCCAGCAATTTTTGTCATTTCTTTCTTTCCAGTATGGCACACAACTTTTGAGCCATCTGTTGTTGTTGCAAGAAAGTCACTCTCATGTGTACTGCACGGATATTTGCTTTTAGAACGGCCTAGTAAACGTGCTAATGTATAGTAAAAAATAATAGAAGACTTTAGACTTCTATTACAGTCATCAATCATATCTGAAAAGAATTTTATTAAATTTTCAGCATGCTCAATAGTTGTGAAAGCAAATGGCATATTGAAGTCATCTGTTCCACGAGCTGGAATAATTTTACAAGTGAAGTTTAATCCTGTCTCAGACAATTTGTAAAAGAAGTCTTTATACTCAGAATATGGCGCATGCTGTGATGTCAACGTCATTGAAAAAATAATTTTATATGGAAGCTTTTTCAAGAGCTCAATTTTATTCATGTCTTTTAAGAAGTCATCACCACGAATATACTGGTCTGGGCCATCATGACTTAGAGACAAAAATATTCTTTTTTCAATCAAGAAGTTTATAATGTTCTCATTTAAAATTGAGCCATTCGAAAGAACATACAAGTCAGCTTGTGGACATCTATCTCTGAAATATGACGCAATTGTGCTGAAATGTTCCCAATACAAAAATGGCTCTCCACCCCAAAATTCAATAATTTTACATTTGTTGAGGTCTAGACTATCATAATAGTCTTTATTAAAATGTGGTTGATGGAAATTATTTTTGTCACCTAGAAAACAATACTTGCAATTCATATTACAAGCATTGTTTGTGTCTAGGTTTACTTCTAAGTGTTTTATCATTGAAATGTTGCCCGTATGCTAAAGATTAACATGTCTTTAGAATATTTTATTTCAGTTGTATTTTCAACGATATTTTCTTTTGAAGATGTTGTAACAATTGGGACCATTTTAGCATCAATTGCTGGCTGGATAGTCTTATTATAGACGTCCAAATATCCAGCGTATATGTCATCACCTGGCGCAGCTGTTTTTGAAGACATCTTATTTCCACTTGTACCAAACTCATCTGAATTATAGGAAACATAGTAGGACATCTCATTTCCGCTTTCAACAATATTTGATGCTTGTCCTCTATTTTCAAATTTTGTTTGTGAGATTTTTCCTTCAGCTTTTAGTTTTTCATAGTCTTTTCCAGACACACTTGTAATGCTATTATCTACAACGTCATAATAGTCAACTTCGTAGTCTGCTTTTATATTATATTTTAACGTAAAAGCTGGAATAGTTGTTTTTGTTGTTGTAGTTGTTGTTGTTGTTTTTTTAGTAGTCACAGTTTTTGTTACAGTTTCATTTGCTTCAAACCAGTATTCTTTAGCTGCACCATCTGGCCATGTAGAGTTCTTAAAAGCTTCTTCTGGTGTATCATACAAGTCATTGCTCATATTACCTAAAAATTTTACTTGAAGAGGATATTGAAATCCACTGTAATATTCTTCATTCTTAGAAACAACTGTGCTATTTCTAGAACTTTCTTTTGTAACAGGCTCACTCGTTTTATCTTCAGTTTTGCTATAGCCATCATATGAATACACAAAAGCACCATTTTCGTCTGGTGTCGCTGTGAAATTTGTAAAATTTAACAAATAATGTGACTGTGATACAGTTGGAGGTGTCAATTCATTTTCAGAAACCTTTCCTGGAGTATTAGCTTCCCATTGAACTGTCTCAGACTCTACATTGTCTTTATATGTCCAATAAATTGAATTGTTAGAACAATCTTTGCATACGTCTGGCGAAATACTTACTTTGTATTTTCTTTCAAGAGTATTTTGATAAAAGTCGACATCAATCATTGTGTCGGTTAGTGTTTCAGGCAAATTTTCTTTATATGTTGTATTAACATATTCTCGTGAAGATAATTTAATGTTAACTCCATCGCCATTATCATGTCCATGCTCATAGCTATGGGCAGAACATTGTTCAGAGAGACTGTAGTTGATGACTTCTTGGAAATCTGACGGGCTATAATAATATGTATCATCATAGCCATCATATGACACTATTTCAAGTTTATTTAAATCTTTTGATTTAGAATACCCATCTGGAAAAAGCCCATATTTGTTGATGTCTTCTTCATTAAGTTCTCTATATTTTTTTGTAACTTCTGTTTTGTCATAAGGCAACTCAAATGATGAAGGATTATAGCCAGTATAAAGTTCTTCATTATCATTACCACCATAATAATGCTTTCGAGCATTTACTCTATTCAATTTAAATATTGGCTTAAAATAATATGAGATTGAATTATCTACTGTTTTATCAAATTGCTGCCATGTATCAAAAATCCAAGAGCCATCTTCTTCTGTTGGAAAATTTGGTGTTTTGGCATATTTTGACGAATACTTTGCAATCTGCTCGTTTACTTTTTGTTGCGAAAGTGAGTCATTTGCATTATCAACATATACGATGCCAATTAAGTCTTTGTCAGACTTGATATTGAAAGTTGTGTCATATTCGGCTTTATGCTTATCTATAGTTGAACCATCATCATAATATTTCAAAGCTGTAGGACTAGATGGCCAAAAGAAAAATAAGTTCATTTTGTCATCAACTTTAAACTTCTTTTTTCCAATTCTAAGACGTGATACACCAAATTCATTTATAAGAAATGAAGCTTTATCTCCACAGTGAAGCGTTGCATCAGTTGTAAGAGAAATTCTCATTTCTGCACCTGCTTTAACTTTTATGTCTTGATTTTTGACATTTAAAAAATGTGCCAATCTTTATTCCTCCAAGAAAGTGTGCACAGTTTTTAAGCTGCGCACTTTATGTTTTTAGTTTTCAGACACGAACATAATATCGCCAACTGATTTACCTTCACTGTCATTAGATGAACGAGCAAACAATGCTTTATCAGCCTTACGAACATAAGAATAAAGGTTATCAGCTGTGATAGGCATATTGTCGCCTGTGTAGTCATTGTCACTTGTAAATTGGCTAACAGTATTTTTATTATGCTCAATCTTATTAAGACCTGCATCATTTTCAGTAATAGTAAACGATGAAGTTGAGACTCCAGTTGTAACATTCTTAAGTTCATTAACAGCATCAGTAACAGCTTTGAAGTTGCTATCGATATTCTGATTAAGACTTTTTCTAGTTGTAATAACAGCTTTATCATTAAGAACTCTTTCATAAGAAACAAAGTCTGAAACACCAGCTGTATCTACTGCAAGCGCATTGATTGCTTCAACCATTTTCTGATTACTTGCAGAAATGTATTTAAGGACATTATCAATACAAGAGTCGATGTAGTCTTTAACATTTGTTTCACTTACTGTTGCTACAGTTGTTGTGCCATCTACAATCTGTCTTGTAAGAACTGCATTATTGCTATTAGAGACGTAGTCAAGAATTTTACTAATGCAAGAGTCAACATAGTCTTTAACTTTTGTTGTTTTAACAGTGCTCTTTGTGTTTTTACCATCATAAAAGTCTTTTTCTAAAATTGTATTTCCATGGTCAGAGACATAATCAAGCATTTGGTTGATGCATTCATCAATGTAGTCTTTAACTTTGATTTTACTTACCTGTGTTTTCTTAGTGTCTGATGTATTATATACTTCTCTTGAAAGAACTGTATTTTCATGATTGTTGACATAGTCTAAAACCTGATTAATACATTCATCAATGTAGTCTTTAACTTTAATTTTTTCAATCGATGTTCTTCCTTCTTCAAGGTCATACACATTTCTTGAAAGTTTAGTATTTCCATGGTCAGAGACATAATCAAGAAGAGCGTTTGTAATTGCGTTTATGTAGTCTATGATTGTCTGCTCTTTAATATGTGCCTTACCTTTTTCAAGGTCATATACATCTCTTTCAAGATTTGTGTTATTCACAAACTTTGAAATATATTCTCCAGTAAGTGTATTTTCAACTGATTGGAATGACGTTTTAGCCATTTCAGTATCAAGGTCTACGCCAACAGTTTCTTTCAAAGCAGATGCTAAAGCAATAACACCTTCAGAAACTTTGTTTGTATAGTTCATCAATTCATTTGATGTTTCATAAATTCTTTCATTTACAGGCGTATGAGCATCAAGTCTTAATTCACCATCATCATTCTGGTCTGTTGTAAACAAAGTTTTAAGTGTATTTGTCAAACCTTGATTTGTTGCTGGCTTAAAATTTTCATAAGTTGCAATATCATGCTCACTGTCAGCATAGTCAATTGTATTTTCTGTCAAATAGTCAGTATTGTGTCCAACAATAGACTCATCACATTGAGCACGCATCTGTGCTTCTTCATCAATTTGATGTAAAGTCTCTTCATATGAAATCAAAGTTTTATTATGGATGTCCTCTTTATCAGTGCGGCATTCTTTAATAATTTTTGATTTTCTGTTTGTGTTTTTCTTTTCTTTATAAATAGCTTCTGGAACTGACTCAATAACTTCACGAATTTCATTATTATTTGAAGCTTCTTGCGAGTTCACATTCATAATATATTTTTCGTACCCAACTTCGAAACCATTTTCGAGTGTTGTGTATTTACTTGTATTGGTTTTTTCAACATAGTCTGTAACGTCTTCTATGTCAGTTGCTCTTGTATCAGCCATTAATAAAAATCTCCTACAATATAAATAGTCAAAATTTTCAAAAAAATATGGGAACTTGCGTTCCCATATTTTCATAATGATGAGTTTTTTACATTAGTTCAAGCGAGACCAAGTAAGAATAGGAACTCTTTCTATTTTCTCTGAACCATCAGCATATTTTATACGCTGATTGATGATACGCATCTTCAAGCCGTATTCAACAACGTCATCGCCAGCATCTGGACTTACAACAAGTGGATTACCTAAATCATCTCGTGCATCTTCACTTGTGTCTGGAAGCATGATTGCACCATTCCAAGCATATTTAGATGTCATCTCAACATTTCCATTCTCATCAGGCTCACTTGCAAGAACTACAGCATTCAACATATATGAACCTGTATGGCGTGGAGCTGAAGGAACACGTGTGTCCAAAGAAGTCTGAGTGTTGATAGCAACTGTTTTGAGTTCATCACGAACAGCTTTAACATCGAGCGCTTTTGCAAGAGCTTTGTTATTTGCTTCAGTTGCAGTGAGGTTTTCATAGTCTGACAAAATTTCATTAGTCTTGAACTTATCTTTTGTGTAGATATTTGTCAAGTTTACATCAACATCATTACCGTTCTTTTCGAATGTAAGGTCTCCATGTGATGATGTGAAGTTTGTCTTTCCAGCTGCGCTTCCAAGGCTGATTGTTCCATCTTTGTTGTCAACAACATTGAACTTATCAGCAGAGATTTTTACCTTACCTCTTTCGTTCTTGATTTCGATACCATCACCAGCAACGAAATCAATAAGGTGTGTACCACCTTCTTTCTCAGAAACTCCGTATGCACCTTTAGCAATTTCTGCAGAAGTGTATACAGTCTTGAGCTCTTTATCAGTTACAACTGATACATTGTGTGTCTCATCTTCTTCAATGATTTTAACACCTTTGGCAACACCATCAAGATTTTCAAGGTGGCTGTCTTTGAAGTCGTCGAGATATGCAACCTGGTGTACGTGTCCACCGATTGTTGCAAGAATATGCTCATCACCATCTGAATTAGCAGCTCCCATAAATGAAAGCTCATCATCCGGGTTACCGAAATTAAGAACTGTGTTTACTTCTGGATTGATGTATTTTTCAACAATATTTCCAGTACGGAACAACTCAACTGTAACTGTTCTTTCAGGAGCATAGATGTTTCTTGTGTCGAAAGTCAAGTCTTCAGAAGTTTTGTCTTCATGTCTGTAAATTGTACCAGAAGACTCATTTGCTGACTTCATATATTCATCTTCAGCATAAACTGCAGATTTTGCGTTGAAGTTTGCGATTGCTGTAGTAAGAGCATCAACTGTTGAAAGATATGTGTTATAAAGAGCTTCAGGGTCTTCATTGCTAACTGCCATATCAATAGTTTCTGTTCCACTGATAAGTGCATCTACATCACTGCATGTGCGCAAAAGTGAAGTAAGAATGATATTATCTGCTTCACCTGAAGAAACCATTCCAAAGTCTGTTTTAACTTCATCAATAGCATTTTCAACTGCAGTTACAACATCAGTTTTTGCAATAACGTTTTTGAAATTGCTTGAAAGTGAGCCATAAAGTTCATCAACAACTGCATCAAAGTCTGAAGCTGTGATTGCAAGTCTGACATCCTCATTTGGAAGGTCATCAATTACTCTTGACAAGTCGGCAATTTTCTTAAGGTTCGCTACAGCTGTAGGAATATTTCCAGTAAGGCACTTCAATGCATTTTTATAGCTGTTTGAAAGGTGGCTATAATTGTTGATATTTTTGCTTGTAAGACCTTTTTCACTGTACTGAGTGATTTTTGACTCATCTGTACCATTGTAGCTGTACCCAACTCCAGTCAAAACTACATTGATTTCACCAAGCAATGGAACACTTACTGTTGTAACAACATTGTAAACACCAGGCTCAAGTGTTGAATAAATACCGTCTTCATGAGATGTCTGATTATCCCAAAGTGCGGCACCTTTCAATGATGGGTCAGCTGTAACAGCAGCAACATAAGTGTCAATAACTTTCATTGCTGCGTTTCCTTCCTGACTAAGACTGTCACAATATGAGAAGAATGATGTAACGTCTTTAATCTGGCCAAAGTCATTTCTTATGAAAGCTTTCAAAACAGGGAATTCATCAATTTTTCTATTGATTGCATCAATAACGCTTTCAATATTCTCTTTTGTAAGAACATCGTAAATTCTCTGAAGATAGTTCTGTGCGCTTACATCAATTGCGGCTGAGTTTACAGCAACATCATAAACTGAGTCAATCTTTGCAAATGTTTCATCACTGATAAGAGCTACATCTGTTTCATATCCATCAAAAACAAGATTTTCACCTCTTGTAAGAGCAATATGGTTTTCTTCTGCTTGTGTACTATTATAAGCATCGATTACAGTCTGAAGAGGATAAACTTTGTAAGTGTTATAATTCAAACCAATGTTTGAAGCCAAAATCTGTTTAAGAGCACGTGCTTTTGCATTCAAAGAACTTGCTGTATTTGCAATAGCAGCAGGGTCATCAACAATTTTTGAAGTGTTGATGCTAATCTCATCACCAGGTATGACAAGCATCCGGTATGCATCATTTTTGACATTTTCAAGAATTGTGTCTTTTACGTTAGTTTCAGCTCTTTTTGCAATTCTGAAAGCGTTATTCATTGCATTTGCAGCGATAACAGCATCTGAATATTTCTGTGAAGACTCATCATAAGCGTCTTTTTCTGCCTGTGCTTCAGCATAAGCAGGATTGTCAAGCCAATATGATGTAGTAGACTTATCATTGAGGTCTGGACCACGATAAACGATATTTCTGTTTTTTTCAGAATATCCATTTGAATAGTCACGATGTTTAGCAACAATTGCGTCATTTGCAAAAAGTGTGTTATTGAACTGCTTAATACCGTTAATTTGCTGGTTAGAAGTTTTATCAACAACATTATCAAGACCAAATTTTGAAGCATCTTCAGTTGTCAACAACATTGTTGACTTTCCATCAATTTCAGCTTCAATATGGAAATGGTTTTCATCATCAATTTCGCCAATTCCAGCAGACTTAATAACAAGTCTCTTATCTCCATCGCCAAGCTCAACATCTGTGTCACCATTTACTTTGAAGATATTTTTGCCATCAGCAGTTGTCATTGCACCTGTCAATTTAAGGTTTTCAACAACTTCGTCTACAACAGTAAGATCTCTAATTGTAGAAGTTTTAACAGCTTCGTTATCAATATCTGCATTGCTAACTGAAGTATGAGCAATTTCTGACTCTTGAACATATTCATCAGCAACTTTTGTTTTTCCAAGCAAGTTTGTTTCACCTTTGAACTCTGCAGTAGAGTCTTCAACAGTCAAAATTTTCTTGCTTACAGTGAGCTTATCAATTGCAGCTTGGTCAGCTGTTGCTGTTTCAGACTTAAGTGTATCAAACTCACCATTTACGAATTTTGCTTTATTTCCAGTTACAGGACCAGATAGTGTAGAACCACCTAAAACATTAAGTGACTCAACTTCAGTTGACTTTGCTTTAAGTGAATTAGCTTCTACCTCATTAGAGTTTACCTTTGAAGCTTCAACTTCATTGATTTTTGCTTTTGCAATTTCAACATCATTGCTTTCATCAATTACGATATGCTCATTTTTGAACTCAACTGTTCCGAGCTCATCACCAGTGTTTTTGAATGAAGCGCTCTTTGTATGGAGCATGTCTGTCTGTGTATCTTTAGAAGTGATTGCATTTGCTGTCAAGTCTTTTTCAATACGAGCGTTTTCAGCAGTTACATCACCTGTTACATTCAAATTTTCGCCGACATTTACACTTTTTTCAAATACAGCATTTGATTTGAAAGTTGAACCACCATCAACAGTAAGTCCTTCCAAAGTAAGAGCTGCCATTTTGTTAAATGTCATTGTTACAGACTTAGCAGGGTCATTCTCACAAATAAGTTTGATAGCCTCAACATAGTCTGTGTCTTCCCTTTTAAGGAATGTAATACGATAGCGCCAACCAATACCTTTGCCATCATATCCTTTGCATTCAATTTCTTCACCATTTACTTCGTCTTTAATACGAATCTTTGAAACAGCATCATCATTTTTATCACAGTAGAATGCATATGAAGGAAGCTCAACTTCATGGTTAAGTTTATCCTCATCTGTGATGTGAAGCTTAATGCTTGGTGTTCGTCCTTCTACATGGTCTGCAGTAAGGAAAACTTTTGTGTCTTCAACAGCCGCAACGTGTTTACGCTCAGCTTCAGTTAACTTGTAACTCATATATAGAAAATCTCCTATAAAACCTGAGGGCTTTCACCCTCAGGCCATTGTTATTTATTTAGTGGTTGCTTATTAAAGGCTTACATTTACAGCGTTTGTTGGCATTACTGCTCTTGCACTGAAGTAGCCATTTCTTGAGTCTGTAACTTCAAACTCTTCGAAAGCAGCTTCAAGTGAAGCTGTATTTGTAAATGTGCTTCCATCAACAAGCTTGATGATAATGCTTACTGTTGTACCACCTACAACGAAAGCATTTCCGTTCTTAGAAACACCATCAGCAGTGTACAATGTAAGAGAGTCAATCTTTGTGTCTTTAGCAGACCAGTCAATTGAAACTC